ACGTTCACGGCACCAAAGTCGCCAACATGGATTTGGAAGCCGAATTTGATGAACAAAACGGATGGGAGCGGTATAATCCTGGCACGCCTTCGACTCCCGAAGCAGCGGCGCCAGTCAACGAACTGGAACCCAAACGTCGTCGTAGCCGCCCGCCTGCAGAGGTTGTGGCAGTAAAATAAGGAGCCTGCATGGCAACCGCTTTCGACCAGATCAAGGCAGCACTCCGGCTGATTGGCCAGCTGGCCGAAGGTGAGGAACCTTCTCCGCAGGCTGCTCAAGATGCCTTGAACGCCATGAATCAAATGATTGATTCGTGGAATACTGAGCGTCTGGCCGTCTTTTGTACGGAAGACCAGCTTTTTAATTGGCCACCTGACGAGATCACTCGCACGCTCGGGCCCACCGGCGACTTTGTCGGCAATCGTCCTATTCTGATTGACGACGCAACGTACTTCCGTGATCCGCAGACCAATGTGTCTTACGGCATCAAGCTGATTAACCAGCAGCAGTACAACGGCATTGCAGTCAAGACTGTGACCAGCACCTACCCGCAGGTCATGTTTGTCAACAATACCTTCCCCGACATCACCATGACCATCTATCCAAAGCCCACAAGGCTTTTGGAGTGGCATTTTGTGTCGGTGCAACAGCTGACTAAGCCGGCAACCTTAAACACCACCTTGTCGTTCCCGCCGGGCTATCTGCGGGCGTTCAAGTACAACTTGGCGATGGAAATTGCCAACGAGTTTGGTGTTGAGCCTATGCCGCAAGTCACTCGGATTGCCATGACGTCCAAACGCAATCTCAAGCGCATCAACAACCCAGACGACGTAATGTCAATGCCTTACGCACTGGTTGCAACCCACCAGCGTTACAACATCTACGCAGGTAATTTCTAAGCCGTGAAGACGCCCATCCTTGGCCAATCCTATGTAGCTCGCAGCGTCAACGCTGCGGACAGCCGCATGGTCAACCTGTACCCCGAAGCCACACCGGCGCCGGAAGGCATGGAGCCTGCGTATCTGAACCGCGCGCCGGGCTTGCGTAGGCTGGCAACCGTTGGTACCGGCCCCATCCGTGGCTTGTGGTCTTACGGTGACTACGCCTACGCCGTGTCAGGCGCACGTCTCTACCGCATCGACACTAACTGGACGGTCACACCGATCGGCGGTGTGTCGGGCACTGGCCCCGTCTCAATGGTCGATAACGGCACGCAGCTTTTCATTGCGGCCAACCCTGACGGATACATCTACGACGCGGCAACTGAGGCGTATGCGGAGATCACCGACGTCGACTTCCCAGGCGCGGTGACTGTCGGCTATCTGGACGGCTACTTCATTTTTCAGGAACCCAATTCAGACCGCTTCTGGACGTCTGAGCTGCTTGATGGTACCCAGATTGACCCCTTGAGCTTTGCAAGTGCTGAAGGCATGCCAGACAGGCTAATATCGCTCTTTGTTGACCACCGTGAGGTGTGGCTGTTCGGCACGCAGTCTGTTGAGGTCTGGTACGACGCTGGCACGACACCCTTCCCGCTGGCTCGCATTCAAGGCGCCGTTAACGAGATCGGCTGTGCTGCGACCTTCTCGGTTGCCAAGATGGACAACTCGCTGTTCTGGCTGGGGTCGGATGCCCGTGGCCAAGGCGTGGTGTTCCGTGCCCAAGGCTACACTGGCCAGCGCATTTCGACCCACGCGGTTGAGTACGCCATCCAGAGCTACGGCACCATCTCAGACGCGATTGCGTTTACCTACCAGCAAGACGGCCATGCCTTCTATGTGTTGACCTTCCCGACCGCCCAGAAGACTTGGGTATTCGATGTGGCCACCCAAGCCTGGCATGAGCGTGCTGGGTTTGCCAACGGCCAGTTCATCCGTCACCGTGCCAACTGCCAGATGTTCTTCAACAACGAAGTGGTGGTGGGTGACTTCCAGAACGGCAAGATTTACGCGTATGACTTGGACGTGTTTGCTGACGACAACCTGCCACAGAAGTGGTTGCGGTCATGGCGGGCGCTACCTACCGGCCAGAACAACTTAAAGCGTACTGCCCAGCATGCGTTGCAGCTTGAGTGCGAGACAGGCGTTGGATTGGTGATCGGCCAAGGCAACGACCCGCAAGTCATGCTGCGCTTCTCAGATGACGGCGGTCACACATGGTCAAACGAGAAGTGGGCTGGCATGGGCAAGATGGGCAATTACGGCTTCAGAGCTTTCTGGCGCCGTCTGGGCATGACTGACAAGCTGCGTGACCGCGTGTACGAGGTGTCGGGCACCGACCCCGTCAAGATCGCCATCATGGGTGCCGAACTTGCATTGACCGGCACCAATGCCTAACCCAGATAACGAACCGCAAATACCCAAGAACCAGTCGCCGATCATCGACGACCGGACGGGCATGGTTTCGCGTGACTGGTATCGGTTCTTCCTAAACCTGCTCAACAAAGCTAACACCGCCGGCGGTTCCGGCACCGTTACGTCGGTAGATGTCTCCGGCGGCACCACGGGTCTGACGACCTCTGGCGGGCCTGTCACGACGTCAGGCACGATTACCCTAGCAGGAACCTTAGACGTCGATAACGGCGGCACAGGCGCCACCACAGCCAGCGGAGCACGTACTAACCTTGATGTGCCCAGCACAACGGGGTCAGGTGCATCAGGCACTTGGGGCATCAACATCACGGGCAGTTCGGTTAATGTAGCCAACGCCCTGACGGCCGGCACCGGCATCTCGTACAGCGTTGGTACAACCTACGACGGCTCGGTGGCTGTGACCATCAATAACGCAGCGCCTGACCAGACGGTATCGCTAACCGGCGGCACGGGCATTAACACGTCGGGCACGTACCCCAACTTTACGATCACCAACACCCTACCCATGACGTACCCTGGGGCGGGCATTCCTAACTCGACCGGCACAGCGTGGGGCACGTCGTACTCGACCACAGGGTCGGGCACGGTGGTGGCATTAGCCACATCACCTAGTTTTACCACGCCAATTTTGGGTACACCGCAATCAGGCGACTTTAGCACCGGCACGTTTACTTGGCCGACGTTTAACCAAAACACCACTGGCAATGCAACAACTGCAACAACTGCAACAAATGCAACAAACGTTACGGTAACTACTTCAACGACATCTAGCGCGTTTAAAGTTCCGTTTACCAACACGACGGTAAGTACGACTGGAAACTACGGCCTGTTACAAGACAGCACTGCCACGTTTACTTACAACCCCAGCACAAACACATTGACGGTAGGTACCGTTTCTGCTGCACTATCTGGCAACGCTACTACTGCCACAACGCTTCAAACCGCCCGTACCATCGGTGGGGTTAGTTTTAACGGCTCCGCAAACATTGATTTACCCGGCGTCAACATTGCCGGCAACCAGAACACAACCGGCACGGCCAGCAATGTTACGGGCACAGTAGCAATTGCTAACGGCGGCACGGGCGCGACGACGGCACCAACAGCGCGCACAAACCTCGGCGCAACGACTGTTGGGTCAAACTTCTTTACCCTGACTAACCCAAGCGCGATTACTTTTGTGCGCATCAACGCGGACAATACGGTATCCACCCTCGACGCAGCTACGTTTAGAACCGCGATCGGCGCAGGCACCGGCAGTGGAACGGTCACCAGCGTCACAGGCACAAGCCCTGTGGTGTCTTCGGGCGGCACTACGCCTGCCATTAGCCTAGCGTCAGGTTACGGAGATACTCAGAACCCGTACGCTAGTAAGACAGCTAACTTTGTGCTGGCCGCGCCTAACGGTACAGCGGGTGTTCCGACGTTCCGAGCTATTGTTGCAGCGGATATTCCTACACTTAACCAGAACACTACGGGTTCTGCGGCTACGCTGACCACGGGCAGAACTATCGCTATTACAGGCGATTTAGCCTATACCAGCCCAAGTTTTAACGGTTCTACTAACGTCACCGCAGCAGGCACATTAGCTACTGTCAATGCCAATGTGGGCAGTTTTACAAATGCCTCAATTACCGTTAACGGCAAAGGCTTAATAACGGCGGCATCTAGCGGCACTGCGCCTGTTACTTCAGTTACGGGAACATCGCCAGTCGTATCGTCAGGCGGCGCAACACCAGCTATTAGTCTGGCGTCAGGTTACGGCGACACACAGAACCCCTACGCTAGTAAGACGGCTAACTTCTTTTTGGCGGCGCCCAACGGTACAGCGGGCGTTCCAACGTTCCGCGCGGTTGTTGCAGCAGACATCCCTACGCTGAACCAAAACACCACGGGCACGGCTAGTAACGTCACCGGCACGGTAGCTATTGCTAACGGTGGTACGGGTCAGACGACTAAACTTGCGGCTTTTGATGCCTTGTCGCCTGCGTCTACTAAGGGCGACTTAATTGCGTTTGATGGCACGGACAATGTCCGCTTGCCGGTGGGCGCTGACGGACTGGTATTGCAAGCCGACTCCACTCAGACTACCGGTCTTAAATGGGCCGCTGCCGGTAGCTCGGGTGCTACGATCACAAACGACACCGCAACTTCGACAAATGTCTACCCGACGTTTGCTGCTGCGACTTCGGGAACGCTGGCTACCATCTACACTAGCAATGCAAAATTACTATACAAACCCAGCACGGGTGAATTAACATCGGAGCATTTGGTAGCGGGCAACGGCATATTTGTCAATAGCTTAACTATTGATGTCAGCTATACAATTGCTGCCGGCACGTCAGGTATGTCCGCTGGGCCGGTAACCGTAGCCAGCGGCACAACGGTTACGGTGGCCAGTGGGTCACGATGGGTGGTGGTGTGAACGCGGTTGAGCTATTTGACCCTGACAGCACGGCGGTGGTTACGCCGGAAGTGATGCGGCAGAAAGTCGTTGCATTGCAAGACGAGCTGTTGCAAATGCCGCAGGCTGACATAGTAACAACACATACGTTTTTGCCGGGTGTGTACGAGCGAAAGATTACGGTGCCGCCGTGGACAGTATTGACGGGCGCCGCGCACAAGACGGACTACCGCGTGCGGCTGGAAAAGGGCACAATAGCTGTCAATATTGATACGGAAGTGGTGGTACTGACAGCACCGTGTGAGTTTGACGCCAAGGCAGGTGAGCAACGCGCCGGGCGGGTGTTTGAAGACGAAGTGGTGTGGGTGGACATCTACCCTAACCCAGACAACTGCCAAGATTTAAGTGTCATTGAAGATCGGCTATATGTGGTGCCCGAATGCGGTTTGGGCGACGCCCGCAAGCGATTAGCGCTTACAAATGAAACTGAAGGGGAAGTATTATGGCTGGATGGACAGCAGCAGCAATCGCCGGTGGCGCCGTTATTGGCGGTATAGCCAGCGGACAAGCAGCTAGAGAACAATCAAAAGCAACTGATCGCGCGACCGCTGCGCAAGAGCGCATGTTTAACCGTCAGGTTGAGCTGCAGGAACCATTTCGTCAAGCAGGCGTTAATGCGCTGCCTGAACTAATTGAAGCCTCTCGCTACACGCCGTTTGGTATGGAACAGTTCCAGCAAGACCCAGGCTATGGGTTTCGTATGCGCGAAGGCTTGAAAGCGCTAGATCGTTCAGCTGCTGCACGCGGCGGTCTGTTGTCAGGCAACCAACTGCGCGGTGTCACCCAGTTTGGCCAAGAGCTAGGCTCCCAAGAGTATGGCAACGCGTTTAACCGCTATCAGGCTGAACGTGCAGCTCGCCTAAACCCGCTGCAAAGTCTAGCCGGTATGGGGCAAAGTAACGCAGCTACTATGGCGCAACAGGCTGGACAGTTTGGAAATGTTTTAGGTCAAGCCGAAGCAACCAAAGGCAACATTCGCGCGTCAAGCTATATGGGAACGGCAAATGCTTTGACTGGCGGCCTTGGCCAATATTTGAACTATAAGCAAAACCAAGATTTTATGAAGATGTATGGGCCGCGACAAACGCCGGTCAACAATGAAAGCAGCTCATATTGGGGTGAGAGTTAACTATGGCGGCTATCGACTACACCATTCCAGGGCAATTTAAGGGCGTTCAAATTGAACCGCCAGAGAATGCCATGATGCGTGCCATGCAGCTGCGCGGGCTGCAAGAAACTTCGCAAATGAATGCGTTGAAAGCACAAGAATATCAGCAAGACGTAATGGAAAAAAATGCGCTTGCTCAGATATACGCCAACCCAAACCTAAAGTACGGATCGCCCGAATTTTTCTCTGCGGTAGCTCAACGCGCGCCACGTTATTTTGAAAAGATTGCTACAGGAGAGCAGCAGCGCCAATTAGCGCTTTCAACACAAGCCACGCGAGAACAACAACGCCAAGAAGCAGAACAAAAACAACGGCTTGCTAAACGTGAATTTGGCCTGCGCAAGATTGCCAGCGCGTCGGATTACGGCCAAGCTGCCAGTTTAATCGAGCGGGGTATACGAACCGGCGAAATTGACCGCGAAGAAGGCGATGACATGTTGTCACGCTTAAGTCCAGATACTGACATACGCCAATTCAGAAGCGATGTGCTAACTAACTTGTTGCCAGCAGACAAGGCGTTGACGGCTGCATCCGATATTGAAAAAGCTAATTTAGGTGTCCGCAAAGAGCGTGATGAAGTTGAGGCTAAAGAATTAGACCGCAGTTTAGCTGGGTTTAATAGCGTCTATAACCCTGCGTTTATCTCTACTACAGATAAAGAGCTTGGTAAAGCACAAGTTACGAAGCGCCTAACGGCTATGTACGAGCATCCCACACTAGGCGCAGAAGCTAAAAACCGCATGCCTTATGAAGCCGCGCTTAAACAACATCTTGATGCTTATGACACCGACCCAGGTAACTACATCGCTGCAATGATGAATTTGTCTGGCGACAAGATTATAGAAGCGCGCCAAAAAGCAGTTGAGAAAAAAGAAGCTAAAGATAGAGAAGAATACGAAGATTATAGAGGCCAACGAATTTTGGCTGGCCTTGAGTATGTGGATATGCCCACATTCTTGGCGTCTAGAACCGCAAGACCTGCTACCGCACCGGTAGAGGCTGCAGTAGCAGCGCCATCGCCAGACGCGGCAGCGGTAGTGCCTGCCGCCGCGCCAGCACCAAAATCTGTCGATACATCGGTCACGGTTACGCCTTCAGGCACCGGCGAAACAAAAGCGCTTGCGCCTGTACCTGTGGAAGCAAGGCGTGAAGGATTTGATTTTATGGATCCGACAGCGGAGCGGCTGTATAAATACGCAACCACGCTTAAAGATTCAACTAAAGCTGCGAGCGTTCGCGCGATAGCGAAAGAAATTCAAGACGCGCACGTAAAGTCGCTTGAGGCTAAACGTAAAGAGGGCGATTTTAGCGCCGAGTATCAAGACGTCATATTGGCGCGCAAGAAAGTGCAAGCACTTAAAAAACTGTCGCCCACGCCTGATATTTTGGATGAGATAAACGACCTCTTAGATATGATAAAGGTGTCTAAGCAGGGTAAAGGCCCTAAAATTACTAATGTACTTAAAACGCCACCGCAAGAACTAGAGTTTGAGAAAGAACTTGGTTCGGGCCAAGCTAAAGCTATATTAAAAAGCAAAGAGCAAGCCGAAGACGCAAGAGAGATGTTAGAGACTGTGCGTATTGGTCGGGGCATATTGAAGTCAGGTGCAATCACCGGTGCTGGCGCCGATTTCTTTGTCGGGTTTAATCAAGCGCTTAAAACGGCGGGTGTGGATTTTGGCTACGTGGACGCGTCGGCTAATTCACAAGCCTATGTTGCGAACATGGCGCAAAACGTCGGCAAACTTATTAAGTTGTTTGGCGCAGGTACAGGTTTGTCTGATGCTGACCGAAAATACGCGATAGAAATGGCAGGCGGTAGAATTGCATTAGATCGCAAGGCGCTTGAAAAAATATTGGATATTCAGGAACGCGCGTCTAAAAACGTTATTGGCCGCCACAATAAAAAAGTAAGCGGTATTAAATCTAAAACAGATTTGAACGTTGAGCTTGATGACGAGCCTGCGGCAACGCCAAAAACTAATAATAAAGGGTGGAAATTGCACACGGATAAGCAAGGCCGCCGCGCGTATGTCAGCACTGACGGCGAGCAATTTGAAGAGGTCAAATAATGGGTTTTGATCTATCCACGGCTAAACCAGTTGAAGATACGGGCGGGTTTGACTTATCGACCGCCCGCGAAGGCGGCACTTTACCTGAAGTGGTTGTTACCGCTGATAGAGAGCCTGTATCAGAAATCCCTGCTGCGCGTCGCAGTTACGGTTTAGCTGAAGTGCCCGGCGCTTTTGTCACTAACATTCCTTCAAGCGCAAAACGCTTTGCCGAGGGTTTGTATGACGTAATTACGCACCCAGTTCAGACAGCCAAAGGCGTGTTAGATATTGGCGCTGGCGCGATACAAGGCGTTTTACCCCAACAGGTTGTAAATTGGGTTAATCAGTTTGAAGCCAACCCTAAAGCGGGGCGTCAAGTAATTGAGGCTGCAAGAGCTGCTGGGGGTGTGATTGCCGATCGTTGGGGTAGCTATGAAAACGCCAAACGCACATTAGCAGAAGATCCGGTAGGGGCGATGGCCGACCTGTCCACCATACTAAGCGGCGCTGCTGGCGTAACTAAGTTAGCAGGTAAAGGCCAGCGTGCTATAACGGGCGGCGGAATAATCCCT